AACATAAACAGCTGCGGTTAAATCTACAAAATTCGCATGCAGAATGCCTTGGCCGTTTTTGAACAAACAACGATGACCAGTAGTGCCAGGATCATCATTTAGATCCCATTCCGTACCAATGCCAGGAGCGCAGCACATTTTATTGTGCATCTCGATAACTTGAGCAGTTCCGTCTGCCTCCGTAACGCCATCAGGAGTTAGCCCTGCGCGATTCATCAGCGCCTGACGTGCGCCCCAAATATCATCAATCATAAGTTTAACAAATTCGGTGCCATCGGTTGCGCTCGGGCTTGTAGCGTTGATAGATTCAGTGTCTGGATATGCTACAGCATTTGTATTTGTGAAACTGGCTAAATAATCAATCATAATCTTTGTCTCCTAAACGTAAGTAATTATAAGCGCGGCCCATGAGTGGATAGGCTTAAACTTTAAAATTATTCTCTTGAATACTTGTTCCTGCTCAACCGGCACATTTGCTTTATCGATTGCGGTTAACGCACCTAACCCGTCGCGTGTCGCATCCCCGCCAACAAAGAAAACCATTGGCCAGTCATCAGGATCGGTCGGTATCGGATATTCAATTTTAGTGCGCTCAAGGTCTGTATATTCACCAGCGCCAGCAGTCCCGGCAAACATTGTGCCCGCTACTGATTCATATACTCTTGTTGTTGTGAAAATTTCGCCATTAACCAATAATTCGCCACCTATGCGGCTCGCAAATGCTCCTTGATTACCAGCGAAAGCATTCCCGCCTCCCGCAACCATCTGAAAAACCTGATCAAGGAATATCGCAGGATCGACAGCGGGTGAATTCTCGTGTACCTGAACCGTAAAACCAGCATCGTCAAGCGCCTCTTGCATCGCATCAAGTGAGCCGTTACTTGATCGGTTGAACACGATAGGCGATAATTGCGCCCGCCTTTGTGCCTCGGTTAATGATAAATTAGTCAGAACCCCATATTCACGCTCTAGATCTGCCAGAAACGGGGTTAATGCCGGATCTCTAATGCTGTCAAGGTCGGACAGAAACGACCTGATCGTTTCCCAATTATCTGCTACTCCGTCGAGAAATTTATCTGAATCACTGTCCGGGGCTATACGCCATGCGGAGCCTTTTGGAAGCGATTTATCAATTACTCTGCGGATGACCTCAGACATAAATTATGCCGCCGCTATCCGCTAGTTTACCAGTTTCGCCCTGTCCGAATTGATATTCAGGGAGAGAGCCACCTGAGAGTATATCAAAGGCAATCGATTGAGCAGAGCCACCGCTTGCCTTCAAAACGTCCTGAACAACATCGCCTACAGTGAGGTCGGTAATCAAATCATTCCGGTCAATAACAGCATCAACGCCATCAATAAACGGTCGCAATCCTCTGAAATATGCGGTCAGTTGTGTGTCAATTTCTGCCTTAACTGTTGCCTCAATCGTAGTGTCAACGATCAGACCGGAAATTTGCACAAAAAACGGTGTCCGGGTAATCGCCTCGACAAATAAGGTGTCGTCAGTCAATCCAAGCGGTTGGCGTGAAAGCCCGGTATCGGGGTCAGTGGTAATCGAAACGCGAACCTGATCAAGCAACGAACTCGGAGGTATCCCGTCAACATCAATAGCAGTCGTTGACTCAACGTAAACCGTGCGGTCTGGAGGGGAGGAGGTAGCCAGCAATGCAGCAGGCTTGCCAGCGTAAGGGTATGCCCTTGCCACGCCTGCAACCTCTTGTGACCAGTTACGATAATCGGCAGCGTTTCCACCTCCACCGGGCGCGCGGATAACATCAAGAATTCTGATTCTATAATTATCGTCGGTTTCTTCTTCTGCCCCGGTTGTTGTGGTAGCCGTGACTGTTGCGATTGTTTCGGCCCCGGCGACTTGTGATCCGATGGTCAGAGTTTCGCCGTTGCTCAGATTTCCGATAACGCCGGTCTGTTGTGCCGTGACTGAGATTGTTGCAATGCCGCCCGTAACGGTAGCCGAGGCATCAACCGAATACCTGATACCGTTCGAATCGCCAACGAAATCATTTGTAGCGGATATAATTGTGCCGTTAGTTCCGGGGAGCGTGATTGTCAGAACGGTAGCGACTGCGACCTTGCGAGGAACCCCATATTCAGCGCCGAGATCGTCAAGCCCCTGACCTGTTGCGGTAGTGGCCAAGACCTGTTTGATCCGGTCGATTGCGAATTTATACAGACTGGTAGATAACGTGGCCTCCATCGCAGACAATACCCGCAGAAATGCTTTGGGATTCAGTGGTACGGTTTGCCCTAATTGGGCCTCGAAATTGGCTATGTTCTGGTCTGTGATTTGTTTTGTTGTTGGGATGTTCATTTAGTAAAATATCCCCATGTTGATTAGTTGATATTGGATATCGAGTTTTCCGTCTTTGCGCTCTTTTTTATGTGTTCTGAATTTGTGAAAACTGCCAAGAGGGCCACCACCAATATTAAACGGACGTTTGGCCCAGCACTCTTTTCCATATTGTCTTTCAGCGTTCTCGCCGTGGGGCATTTCTACAATCTCCCATGCGCCGGATTCGCGGCTTGATTAATCCAATTCTGACCGTTTTTCGTCAACAAGATCGTATCCCTGTCGGCTCCGGGCGGCTGGATATTTATCAGCACATCAGTCTGCCAGGATTCTGGATTTGTCGCTACGGCCTCAACTGTGCCAAACAGATCAGCGTCCAGAGATTTTTCTGCTGATTTCTCAACGAGCGCAAGCCTTGAGATAGTAATTGCGCCTCGCGCTGTTTCCTCAAAATCTGAGCCGATTTTTTCTTCGTCGGTTGAGAATAAATGATTCCCTGGCCAATCCGGTTCGGTAAATAGTGATATTTGTGCTTGGTTTTCTAATCCTGAATCAAGTACAGGCTGTCCCCCACGGAAAACGAGTGTTGCGCCGTTCTCTGTGATTAGGATTGCTGGATCGCCTTGGAATGTGTCAATCATTAAGTAATCCCCATCCAATACCCCAACTATATACACCAATAATGAATGGCTTAAACCTTATCGCCGCCTGAAATTTACTACCACATATAAACCAATAAAAACAAAAATTCTCATTTATGCCGATAGCGAATTGATTTCTTGATATTACGAATGTCATAACAATTTCACCGTATCACTTTCCGCAGGCGTAATATCCGCCGTGCTTTGCGGTGTTCCTGCCGCTGTTGCTATCGGGCTTCCGGGGCCGGGATTGTAAAGATGAGTATGAGTGTTCACCACGCTTTTCAATGCATCAAATGCCGTCTGCAATTCAGCAAACCTAACCGCCGAGAATGCATTACCATTCAACTCAACATTACCACCAGCCAGCAGATTAATAAACGCCGCAATATCCCCGTTACTGTCGCGGCTGTACAGTTTACGCTCACCAGCAGACATCGACGCAACGATAGCATCACGTACACCGATAGCGCATTTATACGACTGGCCGAAACTCAGAATAAAAACAGTATCGCCATTCTGCGGCGGGTTATCATCACCGGCCAACGGGACATACTCGACCGATTGAATATCTTGCGGGTTCGAGATTTGAACCTGTAGCATTCTGACGTTGATTTCAGAGTCTCGGTTTTTTCTGATTTCTTGTCCTGTTACGATTCCGGTTAGCATTTATTTACGCGGTATCCCGATTGACCGTAAGTAATTAGTGTAAGAAAATGCCCAATTAATCACATCGTTTGATGCCTTACCAAACGCGCATCCGTGTACCCTTTCAGATCTTTGATCGCAATCACTCACAACACATATAGCGCAAGGTATGTCAACCATAGCATGACGCTCTTTTTCGCACATTTTAAACCTTTCCGAGCCTACCACGGCTCAACAATCTCCCCTTGAGTATAAACAGTCGGCGGGACAAAACTTAACCGCGTTGACCGTCCGTTACTGTCCAAAACATATTCTACTTGATTTATCAAAAAATTAAAACCTTTTGGCAGAAACATTGTCTTACTGATAATTGTGGCTATGGTGTTTTCCTTCCAGAGCCTCCCGGCAGGGTCATAATAATCGGCAACCGTCAATGAAAACGTGAGCGCATCGGCATTGGTTTTATTCCGCGCCCAATCTGCGACAGTCTGAATATTGCCGTCTGTTGATTCATCACCTCGCACCGTTTTGCGTCTTGATCGTGGCACGTTGTTATCCTGTGCGATTGCCTCTTTATTTCCAAGGGGTGATTGACCGATAGCGCGGTAGGTGTTGAACATTTTACGGCCATCAACGGCTAACCCCCATCCTGTGACGCCAGGGGTAACTCCTTCTTCGAGTGTGGCAACCGGCGAACTGTTAATATCCGCGCTGATGATCGCCACATTGCTATCAATATCGCAGGACAGTAAAACACCTCGTTGTCTCGATAATCCAGCCGCAAATCTGAATACAGGCTCGCCCTGTTGCGCTGTGACTGTATCAAATGGCTCGGAGATATCAACATCAGTTAAAACCTTGACCGTGAACCCTAGCGGTTTGACTTGTTTTTTAATAATATCTTCGAGTGTTGCACCGGAAATATCAAGAGGCGGTTTAACGTCTGAGTCAACTAGATCAGCTGTGGGCGTGTCTATATTTAATTTGAGTGTGGCCCCTTTGGCGATAGTTGACTCAGACGTGTAGAGAATACCATCAATGATTTTCTCCCCGCCAATTGAAACTATGGTTTTTGTATATGATTTCGGTTTTACTTTGTTGTCAAATTCTGGATCTGCGC